CAACCCTTCAATAAATTGAAGAGATCATGGTTTTCAATGAAAACCTGGATCCTCAACAGGATCCCTCTCGAGTTCGTAGAACTCGAGTTAGAAATCGAACTGGCGCCAAATTGGGCCAGTCTCCTTCTAAAACGTCTGCCGGAGTTCAGAATACCCCGACAGCGTCCCAAAGTGTGTATATGAGGTTCGGTACCTGGGAAATGCCCCTTTTGGAGTATTACTACAGGACCCATCTTGGGTTAACTACCCACGATAGGCTCGTACCTCTGTTCCGTTATCCTGTTGAAGTCTTGGCGCTTTGCTCCAAGTTTCGTTTAGATAACGGCACAATACATGGATTTGGAAAGGCGGTGTTGCCAGTTGGCCCACCTCCTAGAGACCCTTCCCTCTCAAAACATGAGTTTTATGCCCTTTGGGCAGAAGACACTGTCCGCTGTGTCGCTAGCTTTGCTAACGTTCACGGCGGGCAGCACTCTTCAGTTCGCCAATATTGGTCGAACCGAAGGGTTCTTGATTTTATGAGGGCAACCTGGGATGCTCTGTTGACCTCTTACCAATTGGTAAGAGCAGACACCCTGGCCCGGTACAAGGTTGGTTATTTACTGGCATCCAGTGAATTACAAACTGTGAACCGGTTCCGGTCACAACTTATCTTCCACCCGGTTGAGGCTGCTAAACACTTCAAAGAAGTGTGTCAGTCCAACAGGGCCTGGTACTTCGGGGCTAATAAGCCCAAGGCCAGGCTCCTTCGGATGAAAGAAGTTAAGCACGCGCTGTTAATCTCTTATTCAGCCCGTGCATTGCCGCCAGGCCCGAAGTCCGCAGAAGGATTGAAGGGGCTGATGTCAAGATTGACGTCAGACCCCCCTCCTGTTGATGAGGGCTGGAGGCATTTTGTGCGAACCTACATTTCTCGCTGGGGACCAAGGTCCAAAGCGGAATTGTTTACCATGCCGTCTTCCAACGCCGCTCTGGGTTATCCCAGAGCTTACGGAGGTCACAGTACGGGTACACAGCACCTTGTGCTGTTAGGTTACGCAATGAAGAAAATTCGGTCAAGTACGAGTCCGCGTGTCATCAACTCTGTTGACACCGACGGCTCGTGGCTTGAGTTAATATCCGATCAGATGCACCCCAGGTCTCAGCTGAGACCCGGCAAGCAGGATTTCGCAATATTATTCAAGCGGCCTTGGGATGAGTTGGAGAAGACTCTTCCCGGGGCCTCCGAAATTCTTCAGGGCTACTTAAGGATAGGGACTGAGTATGTACTTGATAATATCAAGTACCTGCCCATCCTTCCTATAAGTGCCGATGAGAAGGGGTTGAAGACCCGTTACCCTACCTGTTCTTTAACAGCGGCTAATCTGGTCCAGCAAATCCTTCGCCGGGTAATTGATCATGTTATGAAACAGGATCCCCGGTTTTCAGAAGCGTTGGGGGGGGCAAGGTCAATTGACCTTAGGGGCGAGCCGGGTCCTTGGGAATCCCAAGACGCGACCGCCGCTACTGACTTGCATAGCCAGTGGCTCACCCAAACAGTGTATGAGGAGTTAGCCGATTATGACTATCGGCTACTTAAGTACAAAAAGTATTTTAATCTACTTTTTGGCCCTAAGAAGATTCTGCCCGACGTTTCGTCGTCAGAATTCTGCCCTACATCACTGATGCGCTTCTATCCCCGTGCCCCGTTGCTGGATGATGACCCCTTCAGTGAAGAGGGTATTCGTCCTGTAGCGAGTTACGAGTTTGGTCACGCCTCCATCATAAAAATGTTTTTTGATGAATGGATAGCTGACCTCAACTCCTTTCCCGGAGTTATAACGAAGACGGGGCAGATGATGGGCGATCCCACCTCTTTCCCCCCTCTCATGTTGGTGTCTCTGCGTGCTGCGGAGAGGACCCTTGAGAGGTTTCCCTACTCCTCAAAAGAGAAGCACGTGAAGAGTCATCGGTATCTTCGGAAAACGGATGTAGTGATGAAGGGGGTCGGCGACGATGCTATACAGCCTCGCTGGACCCAGGAAAGGCGACGGGAATATCATTCCCGTCTTGAGGACTTGGGGGCGACTTTGTCCCTCCCCAAGTGCTTCTGGCATGCCACTCGGGCATTAATAGCAGAGGTCCCTATGGTCTCTGGCTGGCCAGAACCCTCCTTTTCCACCTCCGTCTTGGTAGCTCCTCCGGGAGGCTCCAAGGGTCACGTGACTTGGGCGACACAAAGTGCCGCCATAGCCGGTGACCCTGGACGTCCTCGGATAGCTTTCCCGAAGTTCCTCTGGCGTTCTTCCCCGTATTATTATACGTGGAGACTTGCAGAGAAACTGGGGCTGCCAATCTCAGCTAGTGAGGCTTACGGGGGGGTCAACGTACCGTTGGGTCCCCACCGGAGTCTCACACACCATGTGGCCTGGCTTCAGTTCCTTTCTCAGCAAGACGTTGTCTCGCTGGTCGTGGGACTCGGTTTGTCCGTTTCTCTTCCGTCCCCGTCTTCCTTTATGGATGACGCGTGTAGAGAATGGCTCCGATCACTGGTGGCTACTAACGCAGAGTGTATCTCTGCGGGCGTAACCCCTGTGCTGTCGCCCATGTCATTAACCGATGAGGCCGAGTTCCGCCTCCCCATAGGGGAAGGCTTCCGCTCCGCCCTCGGAAAAATCAGGTCCGCAGAGTTCTATTTTAGAACTCCCCGTGAAAACTCGGAGTTGCACACGCCGTCGGTACGACGTGCTGCCCAGAAGTTTCAAAGGATGGTGATTGCTCGGCCCAACCCTACTACTAAAGTAGCAGGTTATGGGGCAACAATTGCGGATTTGGAACGAAAGACATCTTTGTTTTTCGTCCGCCCAGGAGGTTTCCTGCCTCCTCAAGGTGTGAGACCTGTGACTACATCATATGGTGTAGAGTCCGCAGGAATCGTCAGGGTGCGCTTTAGGGCACCCCACCTTAAGGGGGTAGGCTAGCCTAGGGCCGTGCTAAGCAACACGAAAACTGCCACTCCCACGCCTTGGTGAACCAAGGTGGTGACTGGAGTTTCCGCGAGGGAGCTTGCCTGGGGGGCCAGCGGAGGTGTAGGTTTCCTACACCGCCATAC